AGCTGAAATAAGGTCTTACTCAATCGAAGAATCTGCTGATACTTTAGAAGATACTTCAATGGGTGATTCTGCTAGAACTTATAAACCATCATTAACAAATTTCTCAGGAAGTTTGGAAGTTTTTTGGGATGAAACTGATACATCAGGTCAAGGTGCTTTAAGCATCGGATCAGAAGTAACTTTAAATGTTTATCCTGAAGGCGATACTGCTGGTGATATTTATTACTCTGGCTCAGCTATTGTAACTGGTGTTTCAAGAACTGGTTCATTTGATGGATTGGTTGAAGCTAGTATTTCAGTTCAAGGTAATGGTGCTCTAACAGAAAGCACTGTATAACTATGAGCGTAATAGATAAGGCTAAAGCTCACTTTGATTCTTTAGAGATCAAAGAAATAGAAATACCTGAGTGGAGTGATGGAGAGAAGGTTCTGAAAGTATATGCAAAGCCATTAACATTAGCAGAGATGTCTAAATTGCAAAAATTTGCAAAAGATGATGATGTGGCGTTGATGGCTTATTGCTTAATATATAAAGCCTTAAATTCTGATGGTGAGAAAGTTTTTGATCTATCAGATAAGCACGCTTTAATGAATGGCGTGGATAAAGATGTTCTTGCAAGGGTTGCAACTGAAATAATGTCTAGCCCAAGCGTAGAGCAACAAGCAAAAAAGTAGCAGAGGATAAGGACTTATTTGCTAGATACTATCTTGCTGAAATGCTGGGTTGTACCTTGCAAGATTTAGAAGAGAAAATGACCTTATCCGAGTTTACAGGATGGATAGCATATTTAGAGGAAAAGAATAGGCAAATAAAAAATGGCAACTGATTATAAATTAAGAGTTTCAGCTAAAGACAATACCAAGAAGGGCTTTAATTCTGTAAATAAAAACATTAACTCAACCCAATCAGCCATGAAGAAGCTGGCTGGTGCTTTTGCTGGTGCTTTTGCTGTTAGGCAGCTTGTAACATTTGCAAATGAAACTTTAGCTCTTGCTGATAATATTGGCAAAGTATCTGACTCTATTGGCGTTAATACTGAATTCTTACAACGCTATCAGTTTGCTGCACAGCAATCTGGATTAGCTACAGAAGAATTTAACAAAGGTATGCAAAACTTTACCAAGATGGTTGGTCAGGCTCAGTTAAGAACAACTGAAGCAGGAAGAACATTAGAGAAGCTTGGCGTACAAGTTAAAAAAGCCGATGGCTCTGTTAAAGGTGCTGAAGAGGTTTTTGTTGAGTTATTTGAAGCTCTTGACAATGTTGGTAGTCAGTTTGAGAAGAATGCTATTTTAGCTGATCTTATGGGTAGAGCAGGTGTAAAACTTGCTGTTATGGGTTCTGAAGGTGCTGAAGCTATGAAAGAATTAGCAGCTTCTGCAACTGGCATTATTCCAGAAAGGTCAATTAGGGATGCAGAAAGATTTAATGACACTATGAATATGCTAAAAAGGGCAACACTATTGCCATTGCAAGCAATTGTTATAGGCACAGCAAATGCTTTTTTAGATTTGGCAGATGCGATTGGAATTCATACAAGAGAAAAAACATTACAGCAGTTAAAGTTTGACTATGCTGATTTGACAGAAACTTTAGATCGTTTAATTCCAGTTTTAGGAAAAGCAGAGGAACAATTTGGTATAGGCGATGAGAGATATGAAAGAGTTAATAACACTTTAATTGAAACACAAAAAGCACATGATGAGCTTGCATTTAAAATTGAAGAATTAACTGGGAAACAAGAAAAATTATCAAGATTTACTGCAAGCAATATGCTAGATTTTGATGCTTTAGGCGAGCAGATGAAGGTAACAAAAACTGTAGTAGAGCAATTTGCAGATACTATGGAAGGTAAACTGACATCAGCTTTTACAAATTTCTTTGATTTTGCCAGTCAGCAGTTTTTAGACTTTCAAGAATTAGCCACATCTGTTGCTAGAGCAGTTATAAATGAATTGATACAAGTTTTTATAGTTCAAAAATTAGTTGGCATGATTAAAGGTGCAATTACCACAGGAATGGACTCTCTTGAGTATGACAGTTTGACAGATGGAGACACTCTTTTTGATTTTGATGGTGGTGGATTCACTGGCAAAGGAATTAGAGCAGGTGGAATGGATGGCAAGGGTGGTTTTATGGCTATGGTTCATCCCAACGAAACAGTTATAGATCATACAAAAGGTCAATCAATGGGTGCAGCACCCACAGTCAACTTCAATATATCAACAGTTGATGCTGCTGGCTTTGACCAGTTACTAGCATCAAGAAAAGGATTGATAACATCAATCATAAACAATGCCATGAACAATCAAGGCAAAATGGGGGTTGTGTAAATGTCTGGTCAATTTCCAACAGACCCTAACTTTAGAACTTTAAATTTTAAAGATAACAGACCAACGCTTTTGAATCAGACTTTATCTGGTAAAAAACAAGTAAGACAAATAGGGGCTCAATATTTTTCTTTTACAGTGGCAATGCCACCATTACAACAAGAAAAGTCTCAAGAGATATTTGCATTTTTACAAAAGCAGAAAGGTTCTTTTGAGGACTTTACTATACAAGCACCATTAGATAACTTAGGTGCAAGCAAATCAGAAACAGATATAGTTGTTAATGGGGTTCATACATCTGGTGATAACACCATAGCAATGGATGGTTTCTCACAAACAACTGGAGCATTAAAGGCTGGAGATTATATTAAGTTTGCTAATCATTCTAAGGTGTACATGGTATCTGAAGATGCTGATGCATCAGGTGGAGCAGCCACAGTAACCATATCTCCAAATTTAGTAGCATCTCTTGCAGATAATGAAGCTGTTACTGTAAATAAACCTAGCTTTACTGTATATCTTGAAAACAATGAAATCATGTATTCAACTGATGCTAGTGGTTTTTACAGTATTTCATTTGACGTTAGAGAGGTTATTACCTAATGCCTAGAAGTCTATCTGCTGCTTTACAAACACAAGTATCATCTACAGCAACCAAGACAGCTTTTCTGGTTGAGTTAAATCTATCATCAACCATTAGGCTTACTGATTGGTATTCTGATGTTACTTATGATTCTAACAACTATGAAGCTGGTGGTTCTTTTCTTACAGTTGACTCAACAACTGAAACAGGTCAATTACAAGTTAATGAAATCAACTTAGGATTTTCCAATATTTCAGATGATGTAAGGTCATTAGTTCAAGATGGTGAGTTTACAGATAAAATAGTTGATGTTTATTTGGCTTACTTTAATTCAGATGAAACTATTGTCGGTGCTATCAATTTTTTTACAGGTCAAATAAGAAATGTATCTATAAGTGAATCTCTAGATCAATCAATTTTAAATATGACTGTGGCAAGTCATTGGGCAAATTGGAATTTAACCAAAGGCAGGCACTATTCTGACGAATCTCAGCAGTCATTCAGCTCTGGTGATAAGGGTATGGAGTTTGCTGGTCAGGTTAAAAAAGATGTTAGGTGGGGTTCTTAAGTGGTCTGGGATAAAGTAGTTAAATTTTTTGCTGATGCCTATGCTGCTTACGAAGCAAGCAAAACGCTGCAAGCTATTGCTACAGTATTTCAAGTTGTAACACTTGCAGTTGGAGTCAAAGGATTCCTTCAAGCAAGACAGATGCTCAATAAGGGGCAAGATATACTGGCGAACAAAACCTCTATGGGTGGAAAGATACCAGTCATCTATGGAACAAGAAGGGTTGGAGCACAAATCATTTACATGGATGTTAATGATAACGATTCTAGGGATATGTATGTGGTTTACGCTTTGTCAGTTGGCGAGTGTGATGAGATTTTAGGCAGAACAATTGAACTTGATGGCAACCCATTAACTGATTCCGCAAGATTTAGAAATGGTGGGTATATTGGTTCAGATAAAATATCTTCTGGTTCAGGATCATTAAATACAGTTTCACAAAACGGAACAAATAGTTTAAATCTTGCTGGTGGTACTTTTGGAACTGATCCTACTGCTAAATATAGATATGTTATGAATTTACATCATGGGGCTGCATCACAAACAGCAGACCCCATGCTTGTTCCTTCTATGCCCAATTGGACTTCAGCACATAGACTAGATGGAATTTGCTACATAGCTGCTCATTATGGTTATGATAAAGAAGGAATGTGGAAAGGAGTTCCTCAACTAACAGTACAAGTTAGAGGAAAAAAAGTTTTTGATCCAAGAGACACAAATCAAACATTTGGAACTGTATCTACCTATGAGCACTCAGACAATCCAGCTTTATGCTTTCTTGATTTCATAACCAATGACGAATATGGCAAAGGTTTAACTCAGTCTCAAATCAATATGACTACATTTAGCTCTGCTGCTAATGTCTGTGATACTTTGGTTGATCAGCCTTATTTTAATGGATCAGCTCAAAGTGTTACTTGGGAAGGAACATCTGGAAATGATTTTATTAATATCACTGGAACTGGTGCGAATTCTATTTGGTGGCAAAACAAAATTGGTGAGTTAATAGATTTAGAGGATGGCTCTAGTAATCTTGTTTTAGATGGTGCTGAAATAAAGGATATACAAAGAACACAATTTTATGATGCCAATGAAGCATATTCTGTTTATTTTAATAATACTCTTGGCTCTACTTACTCATCTCAAAGTGGCACGTCTTTACTAAAGGTTAAAAGATTTCATTGCAATGGTTACTTAGATGCCAATAAGAATGTTATGGATAATGCTAAAGAGTTGCTTGCTAATATGCGAGGAATTTTTCTTTACATAGATGGAAAGTATGAGCTATCTATTGAAGATACAGGCTCATCTAGTTTTAGTATTACCGATGATCATATTATTTCTGATTCAGGCATATCTGTTGATTATGGCAACAAAGACAAGAAGGCAAATAAAGTTATTGTTGAATTCTTTAATGCTAATAAAAAGTATGAGCTAGACACAGCCACAGTTTTACATGATGCATCGCCTAACTACACTTCTGATGATGGTGGTGAGGTCTTAGAGGTTAAGGCAGAGTTTCCTTATGTTTCTGATCCTTACATTGCCTATAACATGGCAAAAGCTATTTTAACTAGAAGCAGGAATCAGACCACTATGCAGTTCTTAGGTACTCCTGAGATGTATAAGCTCAACGTGGGAGACATCGTTGATCTTACCTATGCAGGATTGGGTTTTAGTGGAAAGATATGCAGGGTGGAAGCCTTAGAGCTTCAGTCAAATGGTTTGGTTGCAGTTAGTCTAATAGAATACTTTGATGTTTATACATGGGAAGTTCCACCACAAGAACCAGTAGAAGAACTATCCAATCTACCTTCAGCTTTTGCTGTAAAAGCACCAACAGGATTATCTTTTACTGATAGCAGTTCTAGCTCAACAGATAGACCCTTTCTATCTTGGAACGAACCAACAGACTTTCCAGATCATCAATATAGAGTAAACGTAGTAGACAGCTCAAGCAACGAACTTACAAATAAAATTGTTGACACTGAGTTCTGTGATCTTAACTTTTTACCAGTAGGGTCTAATTATGTTGCTAGTGTTAGCTCAATCAATACCCTTAATGTTGAGTCAGACCCAGCCACATTAACTTTTAGTGTTGGAGATGAGCCAGTTGTTAGTGTTGATTTAAGAGATGGTGCTGTTTTATCAGCCAAGCTTGCAGATAACGCTGTAACTACAAATAAAATTCTTAATGATGCTGTTAATTCTGTAAAACTTGCAGATGATGCAGTAACAAATGCAAAGCTGGCAGTTGATGCAATTCAGGGTGATGTTATAGCTGCTGGTGCTATTACTGAAAGTAAGATTGGGGCTGATGCTGTTACAACTGCAAAGATTGCAGATGATGCAGTAACCAACGCCTTGATAGCAACAGATGCTGTTAATCAAGATTCTATTGCAGCCAATTCAGTTACAGCAACACAAATAGTGGCAGGAACTATTACAGCCAGCGAAATTGCATCAAATGCAATTACTACTGCAAAAATTAATGCAGGAGCAGTTAATGCAGATAAAATAGCATCAAACTCAATCACCTCTGCAAAAATTGTTGCTAATACAATCACTGCATCAGAGATCGCATCTAACACAATTACAGCGACACAAATTGCAGCAAATACAATTACAAGTGCTAATATTTTAGCTGGTACAATCGTAGCTTCAGATATTGCTTCTGGAACTTTAACATCAGCATCAGGTGTTTTTGGAACTATCTCTGCTAATGACATTACCACTGGAACTCTAAATGCTAGCAATGTAGATGTAACAAATTTAACAGCAGATAATATTACTGTTGGAACTTTAAGTGCACTTAGGCTTAATTTAGATGGATCAACGCTGACTGGTTCTGGAAGTGGTTTAAAAATCTCTAGTGGTGGAGTGAGCATAGCTGAGATTGGAACAAGAGCTGTTGGTGCTATGGTGGTTAATGGTGCATCTGGAACTAGCTCTTTTGGTGATGGTAGATCAAGTGATAACTTTAACAATCTTATAACTGCAACTTTTACAACAGCAGAAGCAGGTGATTATCAAATAGTTGCAAATTGTATGGTTGGTGGTGTTTTCAATACTTTAACCCAACTTGAATCAAGAATTGTTGTTGGAACAACAGTAGTTGCAGATTATAGTTCTCCAGTTGGGGCTTCAGCAATTCAACCAGTTATCTTGGGCGGTAAAATAAGCTTATCTGCAAACACATCTTATACTGTTGCCATGCAAGGACAAGTAACTCAAGACAATACAACGCCAGATATAGGTGGGTTTAGCACTAGAATCACAGCATTAAAATTAAACAAACAATAATGACTACTATATACGCCCCAACTCCAGAAACTCCTTTAACAACAACACAAAAGATAAGGAACAAAAGATTATATTTATTGCAGGATTGTGATTGGACTGT